GTTCATTTTGTATTATATAACTGTTATATAACCTTTGTCAACTTTCATTGTGTATTATGAACGTATATGATAGAATCATAATTAAAAGGAGGTTATCTATATGTCTATATCAAAAAACAAAACCAGCGTTCTTATCAATATGGATAAAGAATTAAAAAAGAAATTAGAATTACTTGCCAAAGAAGATAGAAGATCTTTAACTTCATATATTAATCTTATACTCGAAAATCATGTTAATAAAAATAACTAATTCAATTTATTAGACAATATTTCATTAAACAATCCATTTATATATTTTTTTTTTGTTATTCTTTTGAATTCTTTTTCCATAATCGCCTTTGGAGTTGGATGCATATCAGACATAATTCTTGTTTGAATTTGTGTTCTCCCTTTGTAATATGATGTTTTTTTTATTACTTCGCTATTTCGTAAATAAATAGCTTCAAAATATTTATTTCCTTTTACTCTTGAAAATTTTTTCGAAAGACTTTTTCCAAAAAAATTGCCAGCTTTAATTCCATGTATACCTTTTATGAAAGTCCTATCAAATACCCAGTCTTTACTTGCTCTATAAGGATTACCTTGAATATTACCAGAACTTACGAATATACCAGCTATATAAGAATCGCCTTGCTGATATAAATTAATTGGCGAATACAAAGTATCATATCCAGAAGATGCTAAATAAGTACTAAATGTCCTGTTATAATATAATGGAGTATAATCGCCATAAAATTTATCAATCGCAGTTTCATATATGTTTTCTATTTCCCATAATATTTCCTGTCCAGTTTCTTCTATTGCATCATCAAAAATTTTTTCTATTTTTTTTATGTCAAATATTTTTTCATTTCCCATAAATATACACCTCATTTCTTAATATAAACTCAATACCTCTTCTAGAGTCACACCAAAATATTTAAATATCTTATCAGCAACCTCAGGATTAGGTATTACATCATTAACTACAATATTTCTAATTATATCAGCAGATAAACCAGTTCCTTTAGCAACATCCGCTATGGTTTTATTTTTCTGATACATAAATTCTTTAATTAAATCTACTATAATCATTTCTCTATTCTCCTTATAACGAAACACATAACTTGTCAGTTATGCTATAAAAATAAATATGTCATACATGACATATTTTGTACTTAATCTGAACCTAATATGTTATCTATGACATATTTATTAAAAAAAGCCCGAAGGTGATTATCCACCTCCGGGCTGAAAATCACTTTTATATTTTAAATCCCTTTATCTCTCGGACATCTGCTGCATAAGACGTTCAACCGCCTTGCGATCTTTTTCATCAACAGCCATATCCATTACATCTTGAAGATGATCTAACATTACTTCTTTATTATCAGTGCGCGAATATCCATTCTTATCATATCCACGACTATAAGAAGAACCTCGGTTATACATTGGCATCATTCTACTTGAACGTCCACGCATATAACTATTGTCCCCCATATTACTATAACCATTATCATTCATTGAATTAGAGTAGTAGTAATCCATCTCGGCAGAATCCTTGACCATGTCAATAAACTCTCCGAGAAATTCTACATCTTGTTTATCAAGAGTAGGGTGGGAGATAATATCATCTATCTCGCAATAGATTCTATCTAAAGCTTTATCTATTGTATCCATTTAAAATACCTCCTTCCCTTAAGATATTCTATCGAGGTCTATAATCGCATTCTGTACCTCGATAGCCTGTGTACTTGTGTTTGTTACCGAAACATTTTGGCAACATCCACGAGGAATAGGTATTTCAACTTCACGACTAACATTACTAAACTCCCCAACTGCAGCAGGAGTAACAATCATTGTTGTTGCTGGTTCTGTAACACCGTTAACCGTAATTGCAAGTGTTATAGGTTCAACTGTTCCGCCAGTAGGAATAGCAACGTTAGCACCAAAATTTATTTTAAGTTTTCCGTATTCAGCGCAAGGATTATTTACAATTCCTCTTACTTGGAAAAGTCCCGAATTATCCTGATGAACAATTAATCCTTTTGTACAAGGAAAGAAGTCATTAGAAAATATTACAGTTCCATTTGCTGATACGGTCTGATTAGCATTATATCTATATTCAGCCATATTATTTATCCTCCATACAAAATCCCTCGCCGTTATGACGAGGGATGGCATCAAAATTAACCATATGTTAAAAATTTCTATTTGAAAAAATGATTCCTTTTGGAGTTGGATTAACCAGCATATCCGCTACAACCACAACCCATATTGTAATTATATCCACAGCAATTTGGATTCTGTACAATATAAGCTGGGATAGCAGTAGGAGCGAGATACTGCTCTAATGTACCAACACTTCTTTCTTGTCCCGCAAGAATTTGCTGCGTCTGTAAGTTCTGTGATGCACTAAGGTTTGCAAGATTAATCTGTGTACGAAGATTAGCGATTTCCTCGTTCTTCTGGTCTAGCTTATCTGAGAATAACTGATCCTTCACAGACTGGATGCCGTCATTAATAGCATTAGTTACAACCTGAAGAGCATCAGTAACTGCAGCTCTGTCAGCACATGCTTCAGTAGCTACTGTATACTTGAGGTCTGCAATATTACTATTTACTCCACAAGTACTTGTTGCCTGATTAAGAGCAAGTGCGCTTATCTGTCCAGTAAGATTTGCTGTCTGATTACACTGAGAAATCTCATTGCCCGCAAATCCATTTGAGAGTGAAGTCTGGATTCCATTGATTCCACTCATAACTGCTGTCTGGTCAAAACCTCTCTGTACGTCGTTCACCATGTAAGGTACTCCGCCTCCACCATAGTTGCCTCCGCCAAAACCATTGCCCCAACCGCCGAATGCGAAGAGGAAGAGAAGTATTAGCCACCATCCACCATCATTGCCGAAGCCACCAAAGCCTCCGCCATTTGTTACTGCAGCAATATCAGCTGCGCTTAAAGAACCATCATTAATTGCCATAATTATTTTCTCCTTTCAAATTGTTTAGTCAAAGCGTCCCTTGACCTTGTTAGAAGAGTTAACTCTATATCAAACGGCACTATGCCGTATTGACCAAATTAAAAACGACTACGCATCATCTGTTGAAATTGCGTAGCCATCTGTGACAGTTGATTAAACTGTTGTTGACTCATTTGTCCTGAGTCTAATAATTGTTGTACCTGAGCCTTTGGATCTCCATTAAAGTTTTTTCTAAACGATTGGAATTGACTCATTATATTAGCAAACCCACCATTCATCGGTAGACTCTGCTGACCGAATAGATTAAAAAGTGAACTTGCTTTCATTTTGTCCACCCTCCTTCTTTGTATTATTGAAGGTGTTACCAGTAAAAGTTGAGTTAAATGAAGACGTTGGTTTTGTCTCCAACTCAAGTATTCTCATTTCTAAATCAGAATACTTATTCAATAAATCATCATAACTTTCTTTAGTAACGTAGCCACTTAAATCAACTTGTGCAGTTGATTCAACTACTTCCGCTTTTACTTCGACCGGAGGATCATTTAACACTTTAGTCACTAACGGCATTGGAATACCATTACTATCTACAGACTTAATGTAAAGAAAATCCCCTTCGCTATCAAATAACGGGAGAGTAGTACCACGAGCTACTGGGTAAGACTGCGCTCCAGCTTTTCCTTGAACCCATATCATATATGAATCCATTGGAGCATTATTCGTTTGTCCGTTTTGGACATTTAAGTTTGTTTGTGGTTGTTCGACCACTTGTTGTTGTGGATACATCATAGGTAACATTTGCTGTACCTGAGGATAGTATCCATAAATTGGATTTGTATAGTAAGCCATTACAACTTACCTCCTTTCGTTTTTTATTTATTAAGAACCTGAGATTTACTCAAATCCTTAATAAACAAAAAACACCACCAAGAAAATTAATTCCTTGGTGGTTGGTTTTATCTTTGATAATAATATATAGGAACTTCATTTCCGCTATCCCACGAATCATAATAGTTCCCATCTACGACAGCTACAACGTGATTTCCAGTTGCTAACACATATGTGCCAATTGGATGTTCGTTACTAAAATCACGTATTGTATAACAATCAGGACAAGTATTAGGAATAACTTTACGAATAAAACCACAATCCCTTAAATATAAATCCCATACACGGTTACTATTACCCCAGTCTCCTTGTAGAAAACCTATATCACACAAATCCCAATATGTTATATCCCACGATTGATTAAGAGCCTTTGAAAGGGCGCGTACAACACAATCGCCAGTATCTCCATACTGATTTGGATTGTAGTATTTGTAAGCCATTTTTCCAATACCTCCTTTCAAGTATCAGTTGCTACTCTGTTTGTTTCTTTAAATCATCTATTACTGAATTAATAACTTCTTCAGATAAAGATAAACTATCTTTTGCATTATAACCTAGAGCAGTAAGAGAATATTCATTCAGATAAAAATCATCTATTACCATATTTAAAACTGTGGCAAACTCTTCAAACTCTTCCTCAGGAATTGCAGAAATTAATAATGGTGCTGCACCACATTCCTTTAATTTGTCATAATCAATAGAAATGTTATTATCCTTGTCTGTTTTTTCATAAGTATTAAATTCAATATCTGTATATAATTCTATAAGTTTCATAGTAAAAAACAAATGACGACTAGGACTACTCACTTTTACAATTTTTCTATTCTTATCTATAATTCTATGAGAAGTCTTCTCAACTATATCCTGACAATAAGCCACCTTTGTCAAGTATGGTATATAAGTAGTAGTCATATGTTTTGCTATAAAATCTTCAAAAGTCTTATCTTTAGCCTTACTAGTTGCCTTGTATGTTTTTACAAAAACATCTACTGAAATTCCCATGATCTTACCTCCTTACATTCACTCTTCAATAAGTCCGTAAATTGCAACAAGATAATCCGATGGAACTCCGGCATTCATAATATCATCATAATTAAACTTCTTAATCTCAATATCAATTTCGGAATCTAAAACTTCATCCATCTCAGATGTAAACTTCTTAATTATATCTTCGTATTCCTTAGATGCCTTTTCAAATTCTTCATCGTTTTCAAAATCATCTTTCTTAGGTGGAACAATAGCAGTCTGTCCATCTTCAGTTGTCTTACCATATTTAACAATCTTTTCATCACGAATTGTCTCAAAGTTTGCGACAATTGGTTCAAACTGCTTTAGCATTCCTAATAGTTTAAACTTAACCAGAGAATTAACATCATTTGCATTGTCAATAATTGCTTTAATTATTCTGTTATAGTTTAATACTTCTTTTACTTTCATAATCACTTTCTCCTTTTATTATCCTTTTACTCTAAATTTAAATGTGTACCCATCGTCCGTACTGATATAATATTCATTATTAGCACATAAATACTTCATATGGGCTATTTGCGTGTTTGTATTAATATCCATAATTACATTACATTCTTCAGGAGTTAATACATAATCGCGCTCTTTTAAAAAAGTTTCAATCTCATTTGAATACATCAACGAACACCTCCTGTCGAGATTGTTTATGTATCCTTTTCTTCCTTGTAGTAGTTGAGAAATTCCTCAAACTTGATCAACGCCTTTTCTTGATTTTTATTTGGCTTATCACTTTTTTTTGAATAGTTCAAATGCTTTTCAAATAATCTCGCAATTTCCCTACTCGCATTCTTTCGACCTTGGATAAGACCATCTCTATAACCTTTAGCGGGGCGACGATCATCTAAATCGGTTTTTCCACTACCTTGTCCGCCACCAGTTTTATTACGCAATTGAAATCCTTTATCTGCATATTCTTTGATATAGTATTTTTCCATATCATCTAATTCTGACTCAGGATATTTTTTATAATCAACCTTCCATCCCTCTGGATTATCTTCACTATATAGCCCATGTTTCTTCAAAGACAAATCAATATGCTGATATCCCATAAAGTGTTGTGTTAATCGTGTGAGTATATGTTTCGCTTGACCTATATATGCGTACTTAAAACCGCTAGAATCTTCTCTAGTTAAAAAATAGATTCCACTATCATTATCTAAAGTGGAATCTATTTCTAACAATTTCTTCTTATACTTATTTTCTATAGCCATTCGTTGTTTGTAATTTTTGTACGCCATCCTTTTATTCCTATCTTATTTAACTAATGTTATAGTCCAAGCACGTTTTTCTAATAGTTCATCATATTTCTTTTTAAGATGGTTTATACTTGCTTCAGTAATATTATTTTTAAACTTAGGGTGACATTCAGTATATTCTTCATAGCGATTAATATCATCCATGACTTGATCCCAAGAATCTTTACTATGATCTATGTTATTCTGAACTTCATCTTCAAACCTCAATATACGAACTCTAATAGTTGTTGCTTGGTTTATATCTACCTTTTCATCAAGGGCATCTACTTTATCTGACAAAGTTTTAATACCCAGAAGTTTTCCGATTATTCCACCAATCCATGACCAAGGATTGATTTTAACTGGACTAACCTCAACAGCGCTAAGAAGAACAATTACTAATCCTGTTTTAACTCCCGGAACTGATACAAACTCTGTCCAATAATTATATAAAGTAGGAGAGAGTATCATATAGTATATCCATCATCCTTCTTGAACTGTTTATATACCTGATTTACACCTACGGCTAAAGCACCAGAAGCAATTCCAGATGCAACTGCCTCATATGATAAACCGCTTACAAGGATACCTGAGATGCCACCAAGTACCATTGCTAAAAGAGGTATATACTTATCTTTTACTAATACAGCCTTCTTAACTGCAAAACAAATACAATAACAAACCATTGCAATCATCGGTACTGCAAACTGTTGAATTATATCAGCTATGTTCATAATCGTTCCTCCTTTTTGTTTATAATAAAAATAACCTTAATAGTTACTTATGTTATTGTAATAATGGTAAAATACTCTTAAGATTATCTACCACATATTTTATTTCTTCATCGGTGGTTTCATTACTTAATGTAAGTCTTATGCATTCAAAAGCCTCTTTGTCTGTAAGACCATAGGCTTTAGCAACGTGACTAGGCTTGTCTGAATCAGTACTACAAGCTGATCCAGTTCCTATGTATATTTGACGCTCGTCAAACAAATACAAAAGTGAAAGACCATTAATACCCGGAAATCGACAATAGATATTATTTGGTAATCTATTATCAATACCGCCAATTAATACTGCACCAATGTTTTGTAGAGAAGACAATAATTTATCTCTCTTGTTTTGCATAGAAGACACATCATAATTAATTTCTTCAAATGCTTTTCCAAGACTCGCAATTAATGGAGTAGAAGGAGTGCCACCTATCAATCCTTGTTCTCCATATAATATTGGCTTTATATTTTCACGAAGTTCTTTTTTTACTACAAGCAATCCTGAACCCTTAATACCGCCTATCTTTTGTCCCGACATTGATATTGCATCTATTCCCCAACATTCCATATTAATAGGGTAGTAAGGGATATATTGAGTAGCATCCATATGAAGGAAGACATTATCATATTTTTTAATAATGCCCGCTATCTCTTGGATAGGTTGAATTATTCCAGTTTCACTGTTTGCCATTTGAATTGACACGAGAGTCGGAACTGACATTTTGTAAGTAATATAGTCCAAAATTGCCGTCAATTTGTCGGTTTGAATTAATCCATTCTTATCAACTTCAAGTATATGCTTGTACCACGGAATATCGTCCATCAGCATCATTATGTCATTATGTTCTACATTTGTTGTGACAACCATTCCATAAGGATGCTTTGCGTAGAATCCTTGAATAAGTAATTGATTACTCATTGTCGCTCCAGTAGTAAAAAATATATCTTCACCATCACAATGAAGTTGTTTAGCAATATTATCTCTATGATATTCAATACATCCTTCTGCAGCATATCCTTCGCTATGTTCAGAAGATGGATTACCATAAATGTTTTTTGCTGTATAAATAAATGTATCTAAAACCGAATCTTTAACCTTGGCACTTGCAGCATTATCTAAATATACTTCCATAATATCACCGCCTTGCTTGCCATTCTTTCCATGCTTCTTGTGTTGCGCTCTTTTGGAAAACAAATATTATTATTGGTTCATCAGTATTTTTATCTCTACTAGGATAAATATGTACTGGAGTTATTTTCTTTTCTTCCCAATAAAATGCGGCTTGTTTTGGATTAACTATAATTATATTGTCATCAAAATCAATCTGCCTTTGTGTCATTGGCGATTTTGTTTTCATTTCCACTTCCTCCTAATCACTTATTATTCTTCAATTTTCTTTGTTCTTCTACGTCTACGTCTTTTAGGGGTTTCTTCGTCTATAGATTTAATTTCATCTTTTTCTACAGATTTTGTTTCTTCTATAGACTTAACTTTGGTTTCTATTTTAGGCTTTTCAATATATGACATAATAACCGTAATGTAGTTTGAAATTTGTTTTGTCATATCTATGTTTATATTTAATTTTAAAAGTTTGTCTTTTGCTGTCTTAACATCAATTAAGTTGCCAACGTAATCTGTTACAGTCTTAAAGATGTCTCTACAGTTTTCAGAACAATATTGATTTTTCCATCTATTTATCTTTGGATTTTTATCACAATGTCCGCAGTATTCATATTCTTTACCGCAAACAATACATTTCTTTTTAATCATTTGTTTTCTCCTTTTCATTATTTTAGTATGGCTCTCGGTAGGATTTGAACCTACGACCTCTTGATCCCAAATCAAGCGCTCTACCAAACTAAGCCACGAGAACATTAAAAAAAGGGGAAGAGGAGTATAAAATCCTCTCCCCCATAAAAGATTACTCTGATTCAAGAGTAAGACCACTAAGACTAAATGTCTGTGTCTTTGTCTGAGTACCATCGGTCTGAACAACCTTAAATACCTGAGTATCTTTATCTGTAATCTTGAATCCGCCATCCTTGTCTGGATCATCAATGATTTCAACAAGTCCGCTACCCTGAGATGGGTCAAGACCAACCTTAACAGAAGTAGCTCTAGGGTCAATGTTTGTAAACTTAAGAGCGATGAAGTTACCTTCTCCCCATCTGTTTACAAGAGCACCAGAGTCAAGATATTTAAGTGTACCAGTAATAGCACCGTTAGATACTATAACGCCTGTCTGCATATCTGCTACTGTTACACCATCGCCGAACATATCAACCTCATCAGCCTCGGCACTAACTGTGAGGTTTGTTAAAAATCCTCGTCTGGAACTACTGTCTCTACGATATTCTCATCTGGATAGAAGATGTAGTACAGTACTTTCTGTCCACCACAGTAATCAACCTGAAGAGTACCGTTGAAGTCGATCTCCTGATTGTCTGAATCAAAGTTGATTGTCATAGATGGATCTGGCATGAAGCTTGGGCAAACGATATAAGCTGCTCTAAGTCCTTCCTCACATGGGTCAACATATGAAGCCTGCATTGTAAATCTACCAGCATTAGGGAACTTGTCAGCTCTGTTTGTAAGCTTAATACCACTCTCAACACTTCTTGTGTACATTACGAGATAGTTAACAGGATAGTCAACACCCTCTGTGCTTCCAGTAGCTGGAAGTGTGATTGTTGTACCTGATACAAGGAATGTAAGGTCATCAAATGATGCAGCTGCACCAGCCTTAAGTGGGTCAGAGTTTGCTCCGTTACCATAAATACCAATTACCTTAACTGTATCTGTGTCACCATCAGCATCATCAATAACTGTGCCAGGTGCTACAATAACAATCTTTGGCATATCAATTGGTGCTGTGCTTGAAGCTGTCTCAATGTCTGAACCTGAAGCAGCATTAAGAACTGCTGGATGGAGCATTGCGTTAGTAGCAGTAAACTCGCCATCCTTACTCTTGTAAATTCTACGCACGAGGTTATTGTTCTTATCTCTAATCTCTTTAGGGTCAGATGTAATAGCAATATTTGCACTAGAAAGCTGATCAAGAGTATAGTAGATTTCTGTTTCATCGAAGTCGGTCATTACGCCTACGATGATTTCGTCAAAAACGTGATTTCCTAGCTTAAAACTCATTGTCATTTCTCCTTTTCTAAAATTATAAAAACACCCTTGTAGAGTGTTCGACTTTGTGTTCAATCACTAAATAGGTTTCATAAAATTATAGTCATCAGGTTTAATACCTTTTGAATCCATGAAACCTGAAAACATACCTTTTTGTAGTGCAGTAGTAGACTCATATACTTGTAGTCTCTTTACACTATCATAGAACTGATAGACACCAAGTTCTTTCAATTCATTACTTTTATATTTAAATCCCGGATGATTACAACAGCCCGAAACAAGAGAGAGAAGACCAGAGTCTTCTTTATCTTTCTTACTCTCGTTATTCTTTTGCTCGCGCTTATCTTTTTCGATATACCACTTCTTAAGAATTTTGTCTTTTGTAATCTTTTCCTCTGGAAAAATATTAAATACATTTCTTAAATATTGTGACAAATGAAAGTATACTTCTTCATTTATTTCTATCTTATTAACCAAATCATATAGTACAGTTATTTGTTCGTCACTATCTGGCTTGCGTTTTTTACAAATACTAAAATTAGAAAAATCTATATCAGGTAAGAATGTTTGATATATTTCTTTTTCTGCCGAACCAACTATCATGTAGAATAATTCAAAATCAGATATAGTATTCCAATCCTTACCTTGTTCCCATAGTTGTAGTCTGAACGCCGTAGTATTAGTAGTAAATACATTTAACGTAGCATAAAATCTTTTTTCTCCCAATCGAATAATATCACCTATAGTTGGTTGAACAAGTTCAATAACCCCATCACAACCTTCTATATCAATTATATATGGCTCATTAAAAAACAACCTCAACTTATCAAACGCAATCACAGGATTACGAGATTTAAGCTTAATATTTATCTGTTTACCATCTACAACTTCTTTTGCCATTATACATGGATCTCCTTATTGATTATCTTTGTAGGATGTCCATACTGAGTCTTTGTAATATTATTATCAGTAACTTGAGAGAATACTAAGGTTCTACACAGATAATTATTATCAACAGTTGTTTCATTATCTGATATCAATTCAATTTTTCTACCAAAGAAATTTGTAAAATTAAATTCATTTTGAATAAGCGCAGCTAACAAATCGTGCCTTGCAATTCCTGTATCTCTATCTTTAATATTTTTCTTTTCACACAATATGACGAAAACAACATGAAGATGTCTCTGTAAGTCATTATATGTTCGAGAAGAATTAGTGAAGTTACGCTCCATATTTTCATATCCCACAGAATAACAAATATAATTTTGTGAATCTGTTTGAGCATCAGGTATAAGATAGAACGGAAGTATATTAACCCAAAAATATTCATCATTTTCTGCATCTACTTGCTTAAGATGCTCATTATCAAGAACGTGAATAATATCATCATTCGCCAATAACTTTTGTTTGATGATTTCTTTTATTCGAATGTTATCATTGTCAGTAACATATTTAAGACTTGCGAGGCGTTTGCTATCTTCAGTAGTCCATTGTTTCATAGCACACCTCCTATAATGCGACTATCTGTAGTTGCAATTCTGCAACGATTTCATCGCGTATATTTTTAATTGTTATACTCTTACCTAGATATTCCTCATCACCTAAGAACTTAATCTTAATAGTATTAGGAGATTCTGTTGCCACTACTTTAATTAAATCTGGGATTTCTGTGTCGTCTATCCAGTACGACCAATCACCCGGAGTTTGATCATTGAGTTGTTCATCAGAATTATAATAGGTAATAGTAATCTTTTTATATGAACCATTTACCTTAATATGTGGTTCTGCACCAGTAAATGTTATTACAGCATAATCACCGCTTGAGCTTGGGTCTGGCTGGGTAGGGTCTTCCGAAGGAAGATTTGTCTCCTTGTAATAGTCAGCCCACATTCCTATGATATTACCATCGTCATCACGTTCAATAAAATCGTGATGA